CCCCTTTACAATGGTATGGTTAAATTCTGTGGCCTGACGCCGCGTTTTAACAATGAACATATCAAACAAGTGAAAGAGTACTTTCGTGATGTGTACTCTGCCATGCTTCCAATTCGTAGAATGAAAGACGTTTTAACTGTTGACGAAGCTGTCACTCCACCTCCTCTTGAGTTTTATGAAAGACTCAATGTGCATAGTGCACCAGGATACCCATATGTAATGGACAGACCTCCAGGACAAAAGGGTAGCACTTATGCCTTCGAACAAATAGGAGATGAGTGGCATCTAACTGATGAGAAAATTCGTCATGACGCTGAAGAACTGTGTCGAGAAGCACAGAAAGGAATTTACCACCCAAGTGTTTTCATTGCTACTCTCAAGGAAGAGAGAAGACCTCTTAAAAAGATCAATTGGGCACGCATTTTTACTGCTGCACCAAAAGCCTTTTCCTTATTTCACCGAGCACACCTTCTTGATTTTCTGGCTGCTCTAATGGCCAATGGAAAAAGTACAGGACATGCTGTTGGAACGAATGTTCACGGAAGCGATTGGGGGGACTGGTATCGCTATCTAAGAAGAAAGGGAACTAACTGGATAGCTGGCGATCACCACAACTTCGATGGTAATGTTGCCCCTGAACTTATGGGCGTTCTTTTCGACCTGGCAAAAGAATGGAGCATCAACAATGGAATACCAGCCTGTCATGAAGGCTGTTATGAAGCTCTAAAACAAGATCATATTCATGCACATGTCCTTGTTCAAAATACCATCTTCCAATTTCACAAAGGAGAACCATCAGGTTCCCCATCTACTGCTAGCTTTAACACCGAATACAACAAAATGTTATTAGCACTGGCTTGGTTACATCTTAGTCAGAAGCAGGAATTCAAATACCAATCCATGAGCGCTTATGAAGAGTACATAGCAGCGCTGATGTACGGGGATGACTTAGTCGTTTCAGTTCACCCCGAGGTCGCGGGTTGGTTCAACATGCAATCAGTAAGAGATTTCTTCGCAGAACACGGTCTTGAATTCACAGACCCTCAAAAATCTACTATTATTTCTCCCTTCTTATTGCCTGCTGAGGTCACTTTCCTCAAAAGATATTGGCGTAGAATTAATCCTACGTCACTCGATTTCTTCGCACCCATGGAAAGGACCGCCCTCTTCGAAATCGTTAATTGGGTGCGTACTCAACCGCATTTGGGACGAGCTGAAACAACCAGACTCAACGCAGAAGTGTTACTTAGAGAGAGTATGCACCTCGGCGAGTCGGAGTTCATCAAAATCAAAGACAAGTTGAACAAAGCTCTCGTTTCTATTGAAGTTGAACCTTTAAAATTACAACATACTGACCTCATGAAAGAATGTTACTATCCTTCTACTGGCACTATCTTCCACCGTATGGAAGAAGAGATACTATGCAATTATTAAATGTTAATTATAAGTTTACATAGCTATCACTATTTACCACTTGGAATGCGTGCATTATCCGTGGTTGTGGTAGTTGACTCATCTGAGTTGACCCCCTTCTCATCTTTTATTAGTTTTAAGTATGTGTGGCCGCTATATATGGCCTTATATGTTTTTATATATAAAATTTTGAGGATTCAATTTTATAGAACAGAGATTATTCTATCTTGGATCTGAAAACTGAATTCTCAAATCAAAAAAAA